TATAACACTGTATGAAATAGGAAAGTTTACAGGATTGTTTGCACTGCAATGACAAGAAAGGCATGTATATCGGTACTCTTTCTTTTCGGGAGTCATTACTTTCTCACGTTCTTCGACTATACTTTTAGTCTTAGGTTCTTTTTTGCTTTCTTTTGTAGCAACTGACGGTCTCTTAGATAACGATTGTTTTTGTCTTCCCATACCGTCACCTACTCTTCAAACAACTCGTCAAGGTCATCAGTTTCGTCACGGATTATATAAATTTGTGTAGTTTCTGATGACTCGTGACCTAATAGACTTTGGATTACAGAAATGTCTTTTCCTTCTTCAACTGCAAGCTGAGTTGCCTTAGACTCTCTTAGAAGATGTGGATGAAAACGTCTGCCGACGATAGGTGTAAATACATGAGTAGCCCAATTGTTTAACGTGTTCTCTGCTATGCCTTTTACTTTTCCGGCATATTTAGAAATAAACATGTCTGGGCAATCGTCTTCACCTCTAACTTCAATCCACTTCTTAAATGCATCCATTGTATCCTGTGAGAATTTAAACTTTCTTTCTTTACCAACCGTACCCTTTCCTTTACAACGAATAGTAGGGGTAACATAATACTTAATCTCTTTTGTTACGTCGTTACCATTTTCGTCAATATGGGTTTTGTGCTTTATGGTCGGCTTGATGTTTACAAAATCCTTTTTCACTTGTATGCTCTCAGCACGGCGACATCCTGTATCTAATGTAAATTTAAGATAGGCGACCTTTTGCCAATCACCACGTTTTTCGAGAACAGAAATAAGATTTGCAAATTCCTCTTTTGTCAGTGGTTGCTTCTCGTTTACAAAAGCCTTTGGCGGTCGTGCTATACTCTTATTAATAAAATTGCGAAATTGTGGATAATCGTCCCTATAGTAAACATCTATGTAATTATTAAGCGAGCTAATTGCCGCTCTTTTGTTTGCACAATCTGCACTTGAACAACCACGGTTGACCATCCAGTTTTGAAAACGCTTAAAGTCTAAAGGTTTAATGTCGATCTGAGATTTGTTATTAAGATTATCTTTGACCCAAATAAACCAAATTTTTAAATTTGACTCATAAGCAATTTTTGTTTTAGGCGATAGCTCTGTGCTGTTCGTTATAAAATCTTCAAATATAAATTTGTTAAAGTCGTTTACTTTGTTCCACTCTTCCTGCGTAACAGGCGGAAGTTTTGATACCTTTGACATAGCGT